TGCAGCTAATGGAAAATAACAAAAATTATGTTGTTTTAGGCAATATTTCATACGATAGTGTTAGTCTTTCAACTCAGAAAATCTATTATATAAAAGATCATTATATTTTTAAGAATGCTACAGAGTATATTAGTAGAGAGCTTAAAACGCTAAGTAAAGATGATGTCATGTTGGAGTTCGAAATGTTTTTTTGATAAGCTACAGCCAGATTTTTTGTTTCCCCCAAAAACCACCGGTAGGTGGTTTTGACCTTCTCCCCGAAAATTGAACCAACAAAAGAGTTAGCCCGGATGATATAATAAATTATCCAGGAGGACAAACTCATGCAGAAAAGATTCACAGAAGAACAAATCATCACCATCCTGAAGCTTCAGGAAAACGGCATGCCGGTCAAAGAAATTATTCGGCAGCACAATATCAGTGAACAGACCTTTTACCGCTGGAAGTCTAAATACGGTGGCATGGAAGTCAGCGAAGCCAAGCGCCTGAGACATCTCGAAGAAGAAAACAGACGCCTTAAGCACATTGTTGCAGATTTAACACTGGACAACCAAGGATTAAGGTGGATCGTCGAAAAAAACGACTTAGGCCTGCCCGGAAAAAAGAAATAGCGTTGGAGCTTCAAATGGAGCTCAGCTTCAGCGAGAGGCGCGTGTGCAGGCTTACAGGCATCAACAGAACCTTTAAGCGATATCAATCGAATAAACCGGCTGACGATGTGGCCGTTATCGCAAGGCTTACCGAACTGGCCGGGCAGCATCGGCGTTACGGCTATAAGCGGCTGCATATATTGCTTCGCCGTGAAGGGCGGCGCATTAACCACAAAAGAGTTTACCGGCTCTACAAAGACGCAGGGCTTGCAATCAGAAAAAGAAAAAAGAAATGCCCTTCTGAAAAACGTGGCAAACCGGATACTGTAAAAGCGGCAAATACACGCTGGTCTTTTGATTTTGTATCAGATACTCTTGCGAATAGCCGGCGGATCAGAGTTTTAACCGTCATCGACGAGGCCACCCGCGAATGCCTCGCTTTGGAGGCAGATACATCTCTTACAGGCGCCAGAGTGGTGGCTGTATTAAATCGGATTGCGTATTTCAGAGGGTTTCCGTCAGAGATTTTAACGGACAACGGGCCTGAATTTACCGGAAACGCGTTAAGCGCCTGGACCTACGAAAAAGGGATCCAACATATATTTATTGAGCCGGGCAAGCCTGTGCAAAACGCTTATATCGAAAGCTTTAACGGAAAATTCCGTGAGGAATGCCTGAATGGTCATTGGTTTAAAAATCTGGCTGAAGCAAGAAAACTCGTTGAGGAGTGGAGAATAGAGTATAATAATGTTCGTCCGCACAGCTCTTTAGGCAATCTTACGCCAGCAGAATATGCTGCCGGACTGAATCAAAACGATACCCAAAATCAGGCCGGACTAACTTTTGACTTGGTACAAAATTGGGGGTAAGGTCAGTTTTTTTATACCCTTTTTTAGGAGGTGAGCGTATGCAGCCGGATGAAGGGCTTATCAGGCTTTGCCTTGAGGAGCTCAAAAAGCAGTCGGCTGAGAAACAAAGATACAAAGATTACTACGACGGGAAGCACAGCATACTCGACGATTACGCGATGCAGGACAGCCGGAGCAACCGGAAGCTGATTTTCAACTTCCCGAGAAAATTCGTGGATAACGAAACCGGGTACCTTCTGGGCAAGCCGGTCAATTATATATCCAAAACGGACGACAAGGCGGCGGTGGAGTGCATCGACCACAACACCGCCCACTGGGACAAGGAGCACAATATTACCCTGCGCAAATACAGCGAGATCTACGGCGAGGCGTATGAGCTGAACTATATCAACGCGGACGGCGCTTTCTGTGCGGCGATCCTTACGCCGCAGAACGCCTATGTGCTGGAGGACGGCACCGCCGCCCGGAACGTGACGCTTGCCCTGCACCGCTTTGCCAAGCCGTTCGAGGAGGGCAGCGAGCACCTTGACGTCTATACCGACCGCGAAATCCTGCATTATGAGATACGGGATGAAAAGCTCCGCTATATCGACCGGCATCCGCATATATTCGAGCGGGTGCCGGTGACCGTCTGCCCGGCAAACGCCGAGCGCCGGAGCGGGTTCGAGGACGTCATCTCGCTGTTCGACGCGTATAACGCCCTGAACTCCGACCTTGTCAACGAGATCGCGGATCACCGCAACGCGTACCTTGTCATTGAGAACGCGAAGATCGAGGAAGAGGACTTGGTTTCCATGAAAAAGATGGGCATCATTCAGGTGCCCAAGGGCGGCAAGGTGAGCTGGCTGACCAAGGATATCAACGACAGCTTTGTGCAGAACGAGTTGGAAAACATCGAGCGGAAAATCTATGACATGATGGACGAGGTCAACTTCAATGAGAACTGGGCGGCGAACACATCCTCGCTGGCGCTCCGGAACAAGCTGCTGAACCTTGAAAACCGGGTGTCCATGCGGGAAGCCTTTATGGAGCGGACGATCCGGCAGCGGCTGCGGAATCTTTTTTTATATGTCCGCAAGAAGGAAAGCAGGGCGTTCGATACGGCGGATATCGCCATAAAGTTCACCCGCAACCTGCCCACCGACTTAAGCGGGCTTGCGGACGTGGTGGCAAAGCTGGCCGACGTGTGCTCGCGGGAAACGCTGCTGACGCTGCTGCCCTTCGTGGAGAATCCGGCGGTGGAACTGCGGAAATACAAACAGGAACAGGCGTCATCCGTGCCCGGCGGCGTGGATGGGGCATTGGAAGGAGAATAATATGAATCTACAGGAACTCAAAACATTTTTGGAAAGCCCCGAGGGGAAAACCGACGAGGTCACGTCGTATCTGCGTGGGCTGTTCCCGGTATCGCTGCAGACGGTGCAGCAGTTTGCCGAAACAGCCGAGGGCAGGGCGTGGCTCGATTCCCAAAAGGACAAGCATCTGCAAAAGGGGCTGGAAACCTGTAAATCCAACAATCTTGAGGCGATGATTGATACCGAAATCAAGAAGCGCTTCCCGGAGAAGGATGCCAGGGATCTGGAACTGGATAAGCTTAAAACGGAAATCGAAACCATGAAAGATGAAAAGCAGCGGGAGAGCCTGCTCAACAAGGCGATGAAGCTCGCGGGTGAAAAGGGGCTGCCCTTGGAGCTTGTGAGTTTTTTTGTGGGCGCGGACGACAAGACGACCGACGCCAACCTTCAGAAATTTGAGGAGAGCTATAACGCCGCTGTGCAGAAGAGCCTTGAAGAAAGGCTGAAAACAGACAGCTACACGCCGCCCGCCCATACCGGCGGAGGCACAAGCCTTGAGGATTTGTCGATGGACGAATACATCAAGGCAAGACAGAAAGGATGATAAATTATGCCAAACACTTTTTTGACCCCGTCCATCATCGCCAAGGAAGCCATGATGCAGCTCCATGCGAACTGCGTAATGGCTGGGCTGGTGCACAGGGACTATTCGGACGAATTTGTGGCGGGCGTCGGCGATACGGTCACCATTCGGAAACCCGCTGCCTTTGAAGCCAAGGAATTCAACCGTTCCACCGGCATCGAGATTCAGGACGCTACCGAAGGCAGCGAAACCGTATGCTTGGATAAACTGCTGGACGTGTCGTTTGAGGTGACGTCGGAGCAGCTGACGATGGACATCGCAGATTTTTCCTCGCAGCTCCTGCAGCCCGCCATGCAGAGCTTTGCGCAGAAGATCGACCTGTATCTCTTGGGGCTGTATAAGGACGTACCGTATGCAACCGGCACCGCCGGAACCACGCCGGACGATATCTCGGATATCACCAACGCCCGGATGGTGCTAAATGAAAACCTTGTGCCCATGATGAGCAGGCGGCTGGTCATCGACCCGGAAGCGGAGAACGCGTTCCTTCAGATCGCCGCGTTCCATGAGGCGGACAAGGTTGGCGACAACGGCACCGCGCTGCGCGAGGCGTCGCTCGGCAGGAAGTTCGGCTTCGATATCTATACCGACCAGAATGTGCTGACGCATACCAAAGGCACGCTGGCGGTCGGAGGCGGCACCAATCCCAAGATCGTGCCCAAAGCGGCAACCGACGCGGGAAGCGTTTCTATCGTCCTTGCCGTGACCGGAGGCACAAGCCCCACATTGACCGGCACGCTGGCGGTCGGCGATATTCTGACCATCGCTGGGAATTTGTATGTGGTGACCGAAGCCGCTGCCGCCGAAAGCAACGAGATCACTGCGAAGATCAAACCGGGGCTGAAAGCGGACGCGGCGGCCACCGACACGGTGACACTCACGGATTCGCACACCGCCAGCCTCGCGTTTCACAGGAACGCATTCGCGCTGGTTACAAGGCCGCTCGCGCTTCCGAAAGGGCTCGCGAACGGGCAAAAGGCCGTCGTCAACTACGACGGATTCGGGCTGAGGGTCATCTATGACTATAACAGCCAGTATAAGAAGGACGTGGTATCCATCGATATGCTTTGCGGCGTCAAAACGCTTGACCCGGTTTTGGCCTGCAGGCTGATGGGATAACAGGATGTGGGCGCACTGGAAACGGCGCGCCCTTATCGAATGGAGGTGAGAGCCGTGCTTGACCTGTTGAAACAGATTCTTGGCATTGAGGGCAGCGCGAAGGACGACATCTTAAACCACTATCTGGAGCAGGCGAGCAATGCCGCCCGCGTCTACTGCAACGTGGACGAGCTGCCGGAGAGCTTTAACGGCGCGGTTGTCGATCTCGCGGCTTACCTGTATGAAGGCAGGAGCGGTGGGCATATCAAAACACAGACGCAGGGCGAGCGCACGACCGGTTACTTTGAGCCGGTTGATATTCCGGAGCATATCAAAGTGGCGCTGCCTTTGCCGAGAGTGCGGGTGGTAAGCCATGTTTTATGATACAAAAGCGGATATTCTGGACGGGAGCTTCACCAAGGTTGGCGAGGCTCTTTTTGATATCCAGCCGTTTGAGAAAAGCGTGGCTTTCGAGGATCAGATCGAGATCGACATCAGCCAGCGCGCCTTTTGCGACGCGAGCAGCATCATTACGCAGCGGGGTTATCTTCGAGTAAACGGGACACTGTATAAGATTATGAACATAAAGGACTGGGACGACTATTATGAGCTTTGGCTGTATCGTCTGGAGAGGAGCCTGTCATGAAACCGATTGATCCGTTTCTGGATTTCTTGCTTTTCGAGAGGGGTGAGGCGGTGGAACTAAATGGATCGCGGGTTACCGCGCTGATAATTGACGCTTCGCAAAGCGCGGAATATTACGACGATCAGTACATCCGTACAAAAACGGAGCTTCATACCGGCGACGTGGTGGCTGCCCGTGGCTTTGCCTGGCTTATCATAAGCCAGGTTGAAGCGAGCAGCCAGAGCTATAGAGGCAGGATGCGCCAGAGTAACCACAACACAAAGTTTATATTGGACGGCTGGCTCTATGAATATCCGTCCATCATCGAAATGGTCAATCTGACGCTGGACGAAGGCAGAGAGATCAATCTGCTGGCGGGCAGGCTGGATTGTACCCTGCAGTCAAACGATCTGACTCGGAGCATCTCGGAAAATACCCGGTTCATCGCGTCGGACGCGGCGTGGAAGATTGTCGGCGTCGACCAGACCAAAACGGGGCTCCTTATACTGAATGCCGAGCGGGATTCTCTGTCGGCGGGCGACGATATGCAAAATGAAATTGCTAACGCGGATTCAATACCGGTATGGACGATCGGGCTTGCCGCCGCCGTGGAAACCGTCAGCCTCAATGAAACCGTGACGGCCATTGCCGTGCTTTACCGCGACGGAACCGAATATGCGGGAGAGGAATTTTTGTGGCAGTCTTCCGACGATACCATCGCGTCGGTGCAGGGCGGCGTGATTACGGGTGTGGCGCTGGGCAGCGCGGATATAACGGCGGCGTGGGTAAAGCATCCGAGCATCAATTACAGCTTTTCGGTTTTGGTCGAGGAGGAAGCGGAGCCGGTGATAACCTATCGGTTTTATAGCTCATATTTGGATGGCAGTGAAAAAAGCTATTCCGATTTTGATATTTTAGAGCAGGATACGAAGAAATACGGCATCGAGAAATACATTGATGGTACGCTTGCTTCGGAAAACGATACCTATACATTTTCGCTCGACCGGAACGGTGTGCCGACAGCGAACTACACCTATACGGTTCTGGACAGCCGAAGCGTATCCATAGAAAACAAGGACGAATATCTAAACGCGTATATGACTCTGACGGGGATAAGCGATCAAACCAGCGAGGAATTATCGGTTCAGATTTTACTAAGGGGAGTTTGGTAATTTTATTATAGGAGGAAACCATGAAAAACACGATACAGATCATTTTTGCCGCCATCGGCGGCTTTTTTGGTTGGTTTTGGGGCGGCTTTGACGGGCTGTTTTACGCGCTGCTCGTATTTGTCATCCTTGACTACCTGACGGGCGTCATGTGCGCCATTATCGATAAAAAGCTCTCCAGCGATGTCGGCGCGAAGGGCATCTTCAAAAAGGTGCTTATATTCGTGCTGGTTGGTGTTGGCAACGTAATCGACACGCAGGTGCTCGGAGAGGGAAGCGCAATTAGAACAGCGGTGATCTTTTTCTATATCGCTAACGAAGGGATTTCACTGCTGGAGAACGCCGCGCATATTGGCCTGCCCATACCCCGGAAACTCAAAGATATTCTGGAGCAGTTTCATAACAGGGGAGATAAGGAAGGCGGTGACGACGATGCTGAATAAGTTCATATCTTATCTGGAAGAGCAGGCCGCAAACCACAGCATCTATGTGTGGGGCGCGCAGGGCCAGACCGGGGATACCATAACCGAAGCGTGGATACGCTCGCGCGAAAAGACCAAAAGGAACGCCAGACGCGCGATCGCTTTTTGGAAAAAGCAGGTGAAGGCGGGATACGGCAATGTGCTCCGCGCCTTTGACTGTTCGGGGCTGGGCGTGTATTTTTTGCTGAAGGAAGGATTGATCAAGTCCGACATGACTGCGAACGGCCTCATGGGAAAATGCGCTAAAATTACGCGCGCACAGCTGAAACGCGGAGATTTCGTGTTCAAGGTCAACAGCAAAGGCCGCGCTTATCATGTGGGGTATGTGGTTGACGACGGCCTGAACGTCATTGAGACGAAAGGGCGCGATTACGGCGTTGTCAAAAGCAAGCTGAAAGGCTGGAACGCTTACGGAAGGCCGCCCTTTTTCGGGGAGTCCGCCGAGCAGACGAAAAGCCGGGTTTTGAAGCGTATGAAGCCGTATATGTGCGGGGCGGACGTTCTTGAGCTGCAGACCACCCTCAAAAACAAAGGATATGCCGTCGGGCCGCTGGACGGTATTTTTGGGCCGAAGACGGAAAAGGCCGTGCGGGCATTCCAGAAGGACGCGAAGCTGGTTGTCGACGGAAAAGCCGGGCCGAAAACTCACGCGGCACTTGGGATGCGGTATGTGTAATAACGATGTAGCGGGAGCGCTTCTCATGGGGCGTTCTCTTTTTTGTGAGGTGAATTATTATGACCCGTGAGCAAAGAGAGACGGTACGCGAGCTGCGGCTTTTTGGGCGGTCATACGGCGGGATATCTAAAAAACTCGGCGTTTCCGTCAATACAATAAAGTCCTATTGCCAGCGCAACCGAATACCCGTCGGTAAAGCGTATGCCAAAGCGGCGGATATGGCGGTCTGCGCTCAATGCGGAAAGCCGCTGGTTCAAGGAAAAAGAGGACGGGCAAAACGGTTTTGCTGTGAGGACTGCCGCCGGGCATGGTGGAAAGCACACGATGCTTTATTGAACAGAAAAGCGTATTACCATCTGACCTGCGCTGGCTGCGGCAGAGAATTTGACAGCTACGGCAACAGCGGCAGAAAATACTGCAGCCACGCCTGCTATATAAAAAACAGATTCAGAGGTGGTGAGGCAAATGACCCGAGAGCAGTTTGAACGCGAGAAAAACTATCGGGCAGCGATATCTCCGGCAAACGCCATGCTGAAAAATGGACTGATTTCCGTATTGGAGTACCGTAAGATCAACTCGGTTTTTATAAAGAAATATCGCCCGGTTTTCGGCTGCCTATTGGATAATACCGTTGCTATGCAGGGCTTTTAGAGGTAACATGGACGCTGCCAAGGAGGGGGTTTATGAATCGGAATATACGGAAAATCGTTCCCGCAGCGCCTGTATTACCAGGCGGAAAACGCGTCGCGGCGTATGCCAGAGTGTCGGGCGGTAAGGATGCGATGCTCCACTCGCTTTCGGCACAGGTCAGTTATTACAGCGCGTATATTCAAAAGAATCCCCGGTGGGAGTATGTTGGTGTATACGCGGATGAAGCGTATACGGGAACCAAGGATACAAGGGCGGAGTTTCAGAGGCTTCTGGCGGATTGCCGGGCCGGAAGAATCGATATGGTGATTACAAAATCCATATCAAGATTTGCCCGAAATACCGTCACATTGTTGGAAGTGGTAAGGGAACTTAAGTCTCTGGATATAGATGTGTTTTTTGAAAAAGAGAATATACACTCACAGAGCGGGGATGGCGAGCTGATGCTTACCATCCTCGCTTCTTTTGCGCAGGAAGAAAGCCGGTCGGTCAGCGAGAACTGCAAGTGGCGTATTCGCAAGCGGTTTCAGAATGGGGAGCTCGTGAACCTTCGTTTTATGTACGGGTACCGGATAAGTAAAGATACAATCAAGATAGACCGCGAGCAGGCTGCTGTCGTTTATATGATCTTTGAGGATTATACGAATGGCATGAGCTGTGACGCCATTGCCAAAAAGCTGAGGGAGATAGGTGCGAAACCATTTTATAACGGTCTGTGGACTGCCAAACGGGTGGCCGATATTCTGAAAAATGAGAAATATACCGGCAACGCGCTTTTGCAGAAGAAATATGTTACAGACCATTTATCGAAAGCCCTTATCCGCAATAATGACGTTTTGCCGATGTACTATGCGGAAGGTACGCATGACGCCATTGTTGATATGGAGATGTTTCAAAAAGCGAAGGCGATCATGGCTGAACGGCGGGAAAAAGGCAATATTAAGAGCGAACGTCCAAACCGGTATCCCTTTTCTGGGATGATACGATGTACCCGCTGCGGCAAAAATTATAAACGGAAAAGCAACCATGGCCGGTTTGGATGGAACTGTTCAAGTTATTTAAGGTTTGGAAAATCGGTATGCCACGGAAAGCAAATACCGGAAGATATCCTGTATGCGAAGACTGCCGAGGTGCTTGGCATAGAAGCATTTGATGAGACGGTATTCAAAGAATGCGTTAAGGAGCTGCGTGTTTCGGAGCCGGGCAGGTTAATATATATATTTCAAGATGGACACGAGATTGAAATATCGTGGCAAAACAAGTCTCGAAAGAATAGTTGGACGGAAGAGATGCGGCAGCAGGCTCGGGACAGGATTATTCAGCGAAGGAGGTCAGGCCATTGAGTACGGCGAGGGCGGTAACGGTTATCCAGCCGACAGTTATAAGAAAACCTAAAAATATAATCAATACCGCCCGGAAACGGATTGCGGCGTACGCGAGAGTATCTACCGATAATGAAGAGCAGCTTTCAAGCTATGAGGCGCAGGTTGATTACTACACG